ACCCGCTGTCACCGATCCGGGAGGATTCTGATCCTGTCCGGCGGTGAGGGCCTTGTTGAGCTGGTCCACGTCCTGTTGGGTGGCCGCGCCGAAACCTTCGACCCCCTCGTAGTCGCGCCAACTCACCATGTTGTCCAATCCTAACATTTTTGCCTCCTTTGAGTTTTTCGAATTTCTGGACTTGTATTTCTACAGGTTTTTACTCACCTGGGTTTGCCCACGCGCCTAATGGACGGTCTTTTCTCCCCGCAAGTGCAGCTTGACCTTGTTCAAGACACTGGGATGGATCTGGTTGAACTGCTCGAACTTGGATGCCGCCACGGCCAAATCGATCCCGTCCTCGGTTGCGCCGCCACGCCCTTCACGCACGGACTTGGCGATCATGTCCTCCAGCCCGTCGAGGATCTCGGACTTGGACAGCTTCGCGTCTTCGTTGCCGCCATCCTGGCCGGCAAAAGACTTCTCCATCGCCTGGGCGGCGGAGCGTTTGGCCTTGGGAGCCCGAGCCGGCTGTTGCTCGATCACGCCCAGGCGCTCGGCCATGGACTTCGCCAACCGGCCGGTCTCGGACACGGCCTTGGCCAGGACCAGATTGAATTGGTGCTGGCGGTTCTCGCCCTTCTCGATGTAGTCGGCCAAGGTCCCGAGGGCCTTGGTCAGCTCGGTGTGCTGCTCCTGGAGAAAGTCGGACACGTCGAGGGCCTTGACCAGATCATCGTTCTCTTCGAAGCCCTTGAGAACTTCCTCGCCCAGGAATTCTTCGCCCTTGGGCTCGCCGCCCAGGAGCTGGTACAGCTCATCCTGCTCGGACTTTTCCAGGGCACCGTTCTTGGCCTTTTCCAAGAGCTGGTCCTTTCTGGAACTGGCATCGCCTTCGGTGGCCAGGGCCTCTAGCTGGGCCAGGGATTTCTCCAGGTCGTCCTCTTCGATTTCCTCGGACTCGGACTTGGATTTTTCCTCTTCCTCTTCCTCTTCCTCTTCGGCCTCTTCCTCTTCGGCCTCTTCCTCTTCGCCGGCTTCTTCTTTTTCCTCTTCCTCTTGCTTGTACATTTCGTCCTTTTTCTTACCCTTCATGTGGGGCCTCCCTTCGGGTTTTCGTCTTTTGGGTCAATTCCACGATCCTTCGGGCCTGGGCCTCGCTTGCATGCGGGAGGCGCGCCCGCACCCATGCAATGGCTTCGGCTTTACTGAGTGACTTTTTCTTTGCGTCCTTTTCGTCGGTGGTACTCCCTTCCTCCACCACCCGGGGCGGTTTGCCCTTCCGCTCCAAAGACTGGCCGGTAAGTACCTGACCAGCTCCCGAGCCGGTTTGGGGCCCGGCCGGAGGATTGATCCCCGTGGCGGTGCCCATTCCCAGGGCTTTTTCGATGTTGTCCAGGCGATCATGGAGGCTTTTCATCAGCTCCTCATCGCCGGACTCTTCCACGGCCTGGAGAGATTTGGCCAAGACGCTCATCTTGGAATCCGTGTTGACCGGGCAATTCGTGATGGCTACATTTCGGACCTTGGCCTTGGCTACCAGCTTGCCGCCGGACTTGTGAAAACCGCCACGCTTCAGCACTCGCCCTTCCACGCTGAAGCCCAACCGCCGATTGGTTTTCTGGAGTGAACGGGCCAAATTCCAAATTTCGTCCGCCGGTCCGTGATCCTCCAGCAAATACCCCTCGACATAGTGGCCAGGGGCCGATGCTATCTCCCCGTTGGGGAGCCGCTCGCCCTTTCGGAACATCTGGTGTTTTTCCGGGTAGCCCACGATATCGGTGGTCTTTTTGGAATGGTTGTCGTTGAACCACCCGTTGGACATGAAATCGCTGAAATCCAAGCCCCGAGCCAGAAGCACCTCGTCCTGGCGGTCTTTGGTTTCCAGGCTGGCAATGCCCCCGATGCGGCGTCGTTGGCCCTTGGGCGCGTCGGCCTTTTCGAAAGCGATCATGGGAATATCGAAATCGAATGGAATACCGCGCGCCATCACAACCTCCAGAAACAAGTAAAGGGGCGAACGTCGCCGTCCGCCCCTTCCGACCGATTCACGATCTGTTGGGCCTTCCGCAATCTACGAATTTGAACGTATACCGAACTTTTCTGGAATGTCAATCTTTGACGGGAAGCATGTACTTCTCGGAATGAACGTGAAGCCCTTTCTGGAGTTCCAGGGGTACAGTGATCGGTTCACCGCACCAAAAACATTTGGTCCGACACAAACCGTCCCCATTGAAAACCAGCGGACCCTGCGTCCGAATCCGAGTCTTGCACCCGGCTTTCTGGAGTACCCGATTTTTGCAATGGGGGCAACGCATGGACTATTGGGTGTCGGGGCCGTACACGTAAGCCGATTCTCGGGGATGCTGTTTTTTCCAGGCAGCTAGGGCGGCCTTTGCTTCATCCTCGGTGCCGTGATGGCTGATAACGTAGAGTTGTTCCCCGGGATCTTCGAACGTGTCCGCACCGACCACGTTGAATCCTCGCTCGGGAATCATTTTTTTCTTATTCTCGATCATCGCGGCCAACATGGATCACCTCACAAACAACCAAATGTGGCTTGAATAACGGAAGTACAATCCGGTTTGGGTGGCGGCTCTTGCCCCGTATCCACCGCCCAAAAATACTCAGCCATTTTTTTCTCATATTCCTGCACTTCAGCCTTGTCCCGATTTGCGGCTTGCTCCTTGGTCATTGGTTTGTAGACGTTGTGAGCCCAATCCGCAAAGGTATTTTGATTTTCGGTTCTGACTTGCATTTCGAAGGCCAAGCCCGTTTTCTTGTCCTCCAAGATCAAGTGGTAACTCCGGTAATTGCCCTGGGGTTTGGTAATGTAATCATCCTCATCCAAGACATTGTACCTTTCTTTGAGCCCCGCCACAGTCTGTTTCACCTCATCCACGGTCTGATGTATGATCCGCATCCCCGTCATATCCTGGAGTTTATCAGCCGTAGGGTATTCCTTGGGCTTGCGTATCAGCTTGCCCAGGACGCTTTCCAGGGTTTTCACCCGAGCCGCAATCTTGGCCCCCTTCGGTGCGAAATCTTTGATCTCCCCCAAAACCCGGGGAAGCTCCTGGGTGTGTTTCCGAAGTAAGGCCGCCGCCGTCGCAGTATGCTGGGCCAAGGTTTGACCCTTGGGCAAGGCGTGTTCCAGGTGGGTCAGCTTCCGGGGAACCGGCTGTTTTTTCGGTTGAAGCATCCCAGGCTTCCACGGGATGGTGTGCTTTTCATCCGCCCATTTTCCACCACGGGGTCCGATGAACATGCCCCCTACCGCTTTCTCGACTTTCTCTCCCACCTCGACCTTGTTCTTGGGCCGGCCAAGGTTACGAACGGGCTCCATCAACAAATACCGCATCCGATCATCAGCGCCTTCCCGAGCCTGCTCCTGGGCCTCACCCCAATCATCGGGAATTTCCACGGGACGCACATGACGAACTTTCTCCGGAAACTGGTAAACACCCTTATCCCGCTTCAATGGGTTCTGGGCATCGAAATCCTCGAAAAAATGCTCGGCCAGCTCCCGGGAATCCGGTCGATAGCCTACATCCTTGAGTGATTCAGGTTGGGGGCGTTCGGGAATATCGGCGGTGATGTAATTGGCCCCAAAACCAGTGGGCACCCGATTGCCGGCTTGGCTGGTAGAAGCTCCCGCCACCGCATTCACCCGGGCCTTTCGGAGGGGGATCACCAAACGCATCTTTTTGTCAGACTTCATCATTTCACCCTTCCGGGGCCCCGTCTCTTGGAGCCACCGCTTGAACTGATCCATGGTCATCGCCGTGGTGTAGAGCGCAAAATCTGGGCGATCAAAGTGACCCTGATAAGCCGCCTCGGCTTGCCGTTGATTGGAAAAGCCAACCATGGTTTTTTGCTCATCGTAAAGTCCGGTCCAGGGAATTTGTTGCTCGATCACGTAGACCATCTCCGCGCGCGGATCCGGGCCCACGAACACGTCGATCTCATCCTCATCGGTCCCGTTGGTGCGCCGAATATACCCATACCCATAAAACATTCGGGTCTCACCCGTGCCCCCTTCGGCGTCTTTCCATTTGCGGATGGTGCCAGCCTTGTTCTCGATGGCAATGGGAAGCCCTTGATAATCCAAGTATCCCTGGACCTTGAAGGCTTTCTGGAGATCAGCCTCTTGCAACAAAGACATGGTTAGATCGTCCGGCCCGGTGTATTGCTTGCCCAGCTCCCCGCCCGGGACCAAATCCCCGTCCTCATCGAAGCCCCAGCCCGCCGGAACGCGGATCAACATGCACTGGCAATTATGTACCAG